CCGATGATGCCTTTCATCATTAACCCATTGCCGGTGATCCCATAAGGGTTTTCACCTACTAATAAAACCTTTTTCATTTTTATTCCTTTCGGATTGAGTTATCGTTCGTCAGCAACTAATTCACAAACATCTACATTCTCATACATCCTTTTTTTAACGGCACGAACCATATAATATTCACCGGAAACCGGTTGATAACGATCTAATTCCTTTACTCCATAGGAAGAAGGAACATAGAGATCATGTTTATCCACCGAAATAGCACTAATACCTTCATTTACAAGGATTCCACTTCCATAAAGTTCCTCATTTTGAAGGGCAAAGGCTTCCGCTTTGATCGTTTGAAACACCGGAGTTTTCTTGTAATGAGGATTCCAACCCACTTCACCCGAAATGCGTAAAAGTTCCCCACTCACATTGCATTTATACAAAACCACTTCATAATCGATAACACCATCCTCAAAAATGGTAGGGGTTTTGTTCATGACAATGTAAGGGGTAGCTGAAGCGGTCATTTTGATAACCGAACCAGCATTTACATTGGTATCATAGGATAGAGTTGCCGATAAAAAAAACTCTCGTATAAAGGGCTTTGTTGCTTGGGAATTGCCCTTATATACGAGTTTTTCAGGAGTTGATATCGGGGTCGGTTCAAGTACTGTGAACGATACCCCGACATCATCAATGGCTTCTTTGATGTCAGGACCGATAGACATATTATTCACCGATTACGTAATCGATTATTCCCGGTTCATACGTTACATCATTACCGGCATTATCATAAACAAATCCTGCATCAACTTTGGTGCCGAACCATGAGGATGGATCATCGATCATCAATTGAGGATTTTCATCACAGAAGGTTTTCCAATCTGTATCCATCTGTTTGATAATCGCACTATAATGATCAAACCGCTGATTCAAGGATATTACATCATACTTGAACTTGTGCGCTGATTCGGTCATCAAATAAAAAAACAAAGCCCGTTTTGAACGGGTTTTCAACCACAATTCCTGCAATGCTAATTGTTTCAGATCGGCATTTACAACCGGAAGGGTCCATCCAGTTTCCCTAATAGCATCATTTGTGGCATTTTCATAATCTTCTTCAGCCAGATACTTTGACAATCCTTTTACTTCCAGCTTCAGAAGATCAATCAATTCGTCCTGAGTCATATCACACCTTCTTCTTCTTCCGAATTATTTTTTTGGTGCTGACTGGTTTTTCAGGAATTTCTTCATTCAAAATGGCTTCCGGTACTTCAATTTCATCTCCATAGGCAATGATTTCGATGGTTCCAGTATCGTTCAGCAGTTCGTCCCGTAAGACCTGGGGAAGTTCACTTTCAGGATACACTTTACCCTTTGGAAATACTTCCTCACCCGCTTTCAACGAAACTTTCAGTTTGTAAATTGCTTCTTTCGGCATCCGATTGTCCTCCTTCAGAGAAAATGAATATTCCGATACGGGTTTCCCCGTACCGGAACAGGTTCACATGGTTACAGATTAAATGTTGGGCGTGGTGCTGGTGACGGTCAGATTGTAAATCGCATCTCGCTGATACAGGACCGGCAGACCTTTGTCCTGAACACGAAGGAAAATGCCATCAGGATCCCAGGTTTCATGCGTATCAGCCTGTCGCCCGTAAAGACGGCTCAGACCGTAAGGAGCACGAAGGAATTCCGCAATGGGTTTGCCTTCAACAACCGGGGCAAACATGACGAACTTGTTTGTGGGAAGGAAAGTTTTCCGCACAAAGCAATAATCCTCAACAGCCCGATAACTGGCGGCGGGAGCCGCATGAATGGTCACGGTATTCGCCGGGACGCTCACGGAATCGATCAGACAATCTTCCCACGTTCCTTCGGAAACATCCACGAAACGGAGATAGGAACCGGCTTCAAAATCGGAAGCATCCTCAACGGAAATAACTGTGGAGGAACTTGCGGTCACACCGGCAGTCAGATAGGCCCGAACTTCATAGACCTCATCATAGACTTCCAGCCGGGGAATATCCAAAAGCGATTGAATCACTTTGGGATTTACGCCCAGGATTCCGCCACGGGTGCCGGTGAACAGATCACCATTGCCGAAGTCGGACTTCTTGAGCAACTGGCGAATTGTGGTATCCTGAGCCAGCATTTTCAGAACATTGGTGGTGCACATGGCAACAGACGGAAGAACGCCGCAAGCATCCTTCACGGTCTTTTTGGCATCCATGATGTCACCCAGGATGTCTTTGGTGCTTCCTGCAGGCCACATATAATTCGTGGTCAGGGTGACGTTGTTGGCAGTGGGAAGTTTGTAATCCACTTCGGCTTTCATCCCACCGGTAACTTCATATGTGATCTTGCCACTGAACAGCATTTTGGCGATCATCCATTCCTTTCTTCGCATGGAACGGTATGACAGGGAAGCCGATTCCCGGGCCAGTCTGGTTTTTGCGGCCATATATGTAGCAACGGTGCCGGGTTCCCGAAGGTTATTCAGGAATTCTTCATCGAAGTACATTTTCTCTTTCCACGTTGCGGCAGTGGCAGTATGTTTCGTCACGCCCAAAGGAGCAGTCCTGGGGGACGGAACTCCGGGAGGAACGAACGGTGCCATGCCACGGGTGCCTTCATACGATTCCCACTTGATTGAATCAGAGGGGGCATCAGTTTCCCCGAAAAGAGTTGTAAGCATCAATTCGGGAGGCGTGGTGAAACGTGTCACCAAGTCAGTGAGGACTTCAAGCCTCAGATCAGCGATATCGCCTATACCTCTCATAATCTACACCCCCTCCTTATTTGTAGGTATAAAGACCGATGGTTGACAGGGACAGGTCGGCAACTGCGGCGGCATCAACATTCCGCAGACCGGCAGTATATACGATGTAATTTTTCAGGAACAGGGAAGCCCCTGCGCCAACGGCTCTCGAACCCACACCCGTATCAACGGACTTGCCGAGGATACCAACACAGGTATCATAACCTTCGGCAGCAACGAATGCATGACGTGCAACGGTGAAGGAAGTGCTTCCGGTTGCAGTAGTCACGGTAATCTTTGCCATGTTGGTGAAGGATGTGCGGTCAATGGCAGTGATGGCACCAAGATTTTCACCGGATGTCGTGTCATCGATGATCATCAGATCGTCACCGACCTTGAACTTGTAACTGTCATCGATGAGTACATACAGGTCATCGGCAGAAGTGCCAGAATCCGAAACCAGATAAGCACGGCAAGGAGCATCTTCAGTGCCGGTGATGGCGGCAGGAGAATAAGGAATAAACATACCCTTATTTCCGGCGGCAGAGTTGTTTTTGGCAAGTGCTGTTCCGGCGTGGAGGATTCCGAAGCCAGGAGAAAGCTGAATGGGCACCATCATCAAAAGAGATTCATCGGAATACAGGAGTCTCCTGTAATCGGTCTGAATCGGCCCATACTGAATGTTGGGAGAATCACCTTGCATATTGCGTTTCCTCCTTATTTGGCCGAAGCCACGCCAGACAGGGCAAACAGATCGTCAGCGTGCTTTTTGTTTTCCTGAGTGAAATCGGGGGATGTTCCCACATTCCGGTTCGAAAAACCGGTGCCCTGAACGGACTCAACCGGCTTAATGAACTCCTCCCAATCCTTCAGTTCGTTGTCGATGGCGGCGGAAAACGCCGATTCATCCAGCACATCATCCTTGACGAATTTGGAATAGCTCAGATTGGCCTTGACCTTGCTGAACATCCGTTCGGGGATATTGCTGGACATGAGTTTCTTCGTCCACACGGATTCGGACATGGCAAACAGTTCCCGTTCCGTGCGAAGGGCGTCCTTTTTCACCAATTCCTGAATCTGCGACTGACTTGCACTCAACTGAGTATTGAGTCCATTAATGGTATTCGTAAATTCAGTTTCTTTGGCTGAAAAGGATGCCTTGGCCGAATCCTCACCCATTTTAAAAACCTGGGCAAAGAGTTCGGTATGGTCCTTTTTGAATTGATCCAGATCCATAATTACCGGTCCCTCCTTTGGGGGTTTTTGAATTTCCAATTTCACTTCGGTCAGTTCGTAATCCAAAGCGACTTCCTCTTTCGAAAAAGCCGATGCATTGGTATTGCCATCCCAACCAAAAACACAGACGGAACCTTCCACATATTCCCATTCTCGCCAGACCGTCCCCGGACCCTTGAGGGTGAAACCATTCACCTGTGTGCTTGCTCCTTCTTCAAGGCGTTCAACACGAAGGGGTCTACCACGGAGGCTTGACTGAAAAGGAAAACCTTGTTTGGAAAGTGTTTGAAATTCTTTGCTAACATCGGTATCAACAAAATGAGTGTTCTCAGGATTCAGATTGAGCTTGCCATCCTGAACAACGGGTTTTCCTGAAAACGCAATTTTGCGGGATGTATCGTGATCCTCAAGAACGGGGTATTTTGCCTTCGATAGCTTCACCCCATCAAGATCAATGACCAGATCGTCCCAATACCAATGGTTTTTGATTACGCCGCCAGAATACACCGTCATATTCATCTTGGATACTTCGTTACCCTCAGCATCCTTGGCGAAAACGGTTTCGGCGCAACAACCTTTGTCGATCAACTGCATAGCCCCTTTGGGGACAAGTTTGTTTGCTATCGTCATAATCGCTTCCTCTCTCTAAAAGGACAGGGAGTTTCCCTCTGAAAACCTATTTAACAGAATTTTTTCCTTTGTCAAGTTATTTTTTTTCGCTCGACTTGATTTTCTTTTTCTGGACAGCCGTTTTGGTTTCAGAAGCTAAACGCTTTTCCTGTTTCTGATCCTGAGGATTGGGGGTATCGCCCATTGCGGCAGTATCCGCTTCAATCAACAATTCAGGATAACGATCATCTTCAGTGGCTTTTTCCAATCTGCGTTTGCCATAGCAACCGATGCCAATCTTTTTGGCAATGAAGGAATTGGGTATGCCGAGTGATTCACTCATGTTGCCGTGCTTCACTCCAAGGAATGCCCGTGCCTGTGCTTCAGTATCGGAGCTTTCCGATATCGGATAAGATATATCAATAAGGAATTCTGGTTTACGAGGAACTTTGCGGAAGATCGGTTCTTGATTGTCATCAAAATCAACGGCTTCCTTCTTTTTGAAGGTAGCAGGAAATGAACTGATCTGACTTTTCAGGAAGAAGATGGACCCCCAAAAATCATACTTCAGGAATCGATCAAAATAGGCAATCTCATCCGAAGTGCGGTCAGTCATCGGACCCCGGCTTGCTTTCACGGATGCATACGTCCCTTTCGATGATCCTGTGAGAATATCGTTGGGTTCATTAAGGCCCGATGCCACCATTTCCATAAGGTCGGTATCAGCATCACTGATTTTAGGAAGTTGTGGATTCACTGCGGTAACTTTGATACCGGGAGGAAGTACAAGGGTGGAACCGGGGGTTTTCTTTTTCATGATGCCAGTTTGCGCCCGTTGTTCCGGTGTCAAGGATAGCCACATTTTGAATGTTCTGGCATCCTCAATCTCGCAAATCCACAGATAACTTCCTGCGGATTTCTTGTGGTCGATCTCGTATTTCTTCAGGTTTTCATAATGGTTCAACCACTCGATGGTGGTCCGGAGATAGGATACTGCCCTGCGGGTCATGAAGCCCTTGTCCCAAGCAACAATGAATTTGTAGTACCCACCGAGCTTAAACCAAGGATTTCGTTTTGTTTTCCGTGCCGGTAATTGTGCTTGCAAATCATATCCGGTCAGATTCGTAAGGCGAGCCAATTCAGGATATCTCGCAATGTTGATGGAAGGAATTTGAACCGTTTGTTTCGTGAGGCTTTTCGTATCAGGAACACACTCAATATTGTAAAACAGAGGAAAGTAGGGTTTAGAAGGATGGAAAATAATACCGGAGTTGTCATCGCCGCCACCTGTTATTGAGGATGGATCAATGAAATCGACTTCGATAAACCCGCTATCATGACACGTTAAACACAGGAACAATTCACCTTCAATATTGCTTCGGGCAACCCATTTGGGCATGTAGTTATAAAGACGATTGCGAGGATCGTATGTGATCTCGCTGATAGCTTCCTGAATATCGAAATACTCCGAACTGGTTTCAAATCCAAGACCGGTCAAACGCCCCATGAGTCCACGAACGGACGTATTGATCTGAGGACTTTTCTGAAACTTGAGCCAGCATTGTTCCTGAAGCTGTTCACGGGTCAGTTCAACACCCTTATGGGGTCTTACGTCAAACCCATCTGCATCTCGTTCGTAATCGGTGATGTCATACAGTGGTATTTGCCAAGGAACTGAAAACTTCATTCCTTTCAGTTCATCATCAGACAAACTCATGAAGAAATCATCATCAAGATTTTCTATGGAATTTGACATATAGACCTCTTTTCAGGAAGACAGTACGTGGGAATAAAATACGGGCGTTTTCTTCTGCCGGATGGGGTTTTGGTGGTTGTGGACAAGGCAACCATTTTTGTTTCTTTTCTCAGAAACCCGTGTATAGCCCCAAAACAGAAGCATTAAACTGAAGATATACAAGCAAACAACCGTATATGTATATCCTCAGAATCCGTACTCGCTTTACCAGTGCATCCGTGTTGTGGATCAGACATTCTGCCCCTTCATCCTGGTGGAAGGACACCACCGAACAACCGTGAGTTTTCCAAGCTGTTAGTTGTTTCGGCACTACATTGGCATGTTTAAGCACTGTATATCCTAAAAAACAAGACCTGTCAGAGTCTTGTTGATTAGAGGATCGCCCGTTGGTAATCCGGTCGTACAGATTTTTGTTTGTAAAACAAGGATGCGCCGCTATCGACCAGTAAGTTCAAGTAGCAGGATGCACACAGCGGGTATCTTTGGAGGAAAAGGGGATGAACCTTTTAGTTAGCCGGTGCATCAAGCGTTTATGATCGGCAAGGGGTGGAATTCCTCACCGATCAACACATAAAGAACTTTGGCGCATACGGAGCAAGCGCAAGCCAACGTATGCCTTGTTGCCCTTATAATATAGTATTTCAGCCTTTGTCAACACTTTTTTAATACTTTGCCAGCAAATTTCTGTTTTCCTGAAAGTAACCGAATGAGTGATCCGATAGATTCCTCGGTCTGAAGTTATCCACGGTCAACATGCGTCCTCCATAGAGGCACCACATACCCGCAAAGATCGTATCATCCTGAATACCACGGGTTTCCATTTTTTCTGAGGAGCCGAACCATTTTGTGTCTGAATCATGATCGAAATTTCCAAGTTCCTCCACAAAGATGTCCGGTTGTTTGGAACCAGGAACACCCAATTCAGGAGCTTTAAACCGACCCTCTTTGATTGCCACGTAAAATTCCTTGAAAGCCTCACGTTGCCGGTCATAGTTAGGAAATACAGGTTCAAAGGCGATATTGTGTTCTTCACACCATCCAGGAATATCCCAAGTGCCGTATCGTTCCGAACAAAGTGTGTCAATTCCGTCATATTCAAGATCACAATCCTCGAGGATATCTTTCATATTGTCCGTGGAATTCTGTTCAGCGACAGCCAGATTCAGGAGCAAATAAATGTATTTGGGGCTTTGTACGAACTTGGCAAAGGGCTGTGATCGGCTTCCAAGAAGTCCTTTTGCCACGATAAACACGATTGAACGGGCTTTTTTACGGAGTGCAAAGGGGTCTGCCATATCTAACCCTGCCAGAATAGCCCAATCGGTGTCAAAACGTGTTCCTAAGGAGTTCAAAAGGGCATTTGACATCTTCTCAGGATATCCATATTTGTTCCTTAAAACATACAGATTATCGACTTTTTCAAGCCTATTTTGCAGGAAAATAGTCTTTTCTTGCAGGATTTGAGGCGTTTTTTGATCAGATTTCACTTTTTTTTGATGAATATCCTGCAATTGCATCTCGATTTTGACTATTTCCTCAAGGATTTCAGCAACAGTTTGATGATTCCACGTATATTTATCAGCACCAATGATACCAATTTCCTTGATCATCTCATCAGAAAAACATTTCAAGTTGCCGGAGTCCCATCGATTGAGAAAGTATCGTTCGAATTCACCGGCAGGAAATTTCAACTGATAGTCGTGAAGTTGTTCCTCATCCATATTCGGGTTCCAGTAGTCTTGTACCTCACCCCTTCTGGAATACCGGTATGAAAAGAACACTGTCTTGCTCTTTCCTGCAACGAAATTCGAATATAGTTTATAAAGGACGTGATCCTTGGTGGAAACAGTGGAGTCGATAACTCCTAAAGCGTTAGGAATAGTACGAATGGAACCGTCAAGCTGAACAAAGAACTTGGGGTTCTTCATATCGAAGATTTCAGAGAAAGTATATCCTGTGATGTTGGATACGATACCGGAAAAGGATGAAATGGACCGGATAATGGATTTGACGTTTCCATTACGATCAACCATCCTGATTTCCTTTTCCTGCAAATTCCTATCTCCACCGATCATGGCAAGCAGTTCAGGTGAATTGAGGATAATATCACGGATGATATCGTAATGGACGAACTTTGTCTGGTCCTTGCTGTTGGCTCCTAACATGATCTGTTGCCGGGGCCAGTTAAAGAATTTCCACATCTGAACCAGACAGGCAAGCAAGGATTTTGCCTCACCACGCATCCAGCAGAATACTATCAGACGGTAAAGGAAGCGTTCATCCTTCATCTGCAAGGCTTCACGCAACACATCCTGATGATACAGCCACATGGATTTGGCTGATTTTCCTGTCTTAGGATTGATTTCAGGAGACAAATCCCGTAAGGGGGTCCATACGGCAACATCACTTCCTTCAGGATACAATGGAATGGAAACATAATCATTGCACCACTGGATCATTCCTTCACCACCGTCACGGTAGCTTTTCGGTTCATACCGTTTGATCACCGTGGGTTTCTGTCCTTCAAAGACTTTAATCCTGTTTTGCTCTCGTAAGCGGTTTAAACGTGCTATCTTCATATTCAGTTCCTTAGGATTGAGTTATCATTTATAGATGCCGACAGACCGTTTCAAAGCGGCTTTGCATTTACCCCGGCTGTACGCTTTGCCATTAAACAAACCGATACGTTTGAATTTTAATCCTTTAGGAACAGGTGCAAGAGGATGAGTTTTTGCACCAATCACTCCAAGAACAACAATTCCTAAAATAATGATCAGCCATTCCATAACTTATCCTCCTTTTTGATAGCCTTCCTCATAACAATACTTGAGGATAGAACCCTTCCGCATCTGTGACACACGAACTTCTCCGAACCGTCCCGTGTAAGGGCATGTGAACCACAGAACGGGCAGGATAATCCTAAATCAGCATCACGTTTAGGATTGAAATGCTGTAAAAAGATAAAGTCTTTCATGTTTTGATCCATAGAAACCCCCTGACAAGACAATAATCATCAAACCTTTAAAAACAATCGCACCAGGATTTAACATTTTCAAAAAAGACAAACTATGCATACGATCACCTACCCCACACCCCATCAATCGAAAATTCTAAATCCTACTGCGTACATTCCGACTCAGAATCACGATTTTTCTTCATAGGCAGACCGCCATTCTCGATCACGTCATAATAATCCCGCCCGTTGAACTCCATCACCCCACGTCCTGCCTTCATCTTTTTCTCGGAAACAACGAATCCTAAATTCTTCCATGTATCCTCAATCTGCCGGATAGTCTTCCTGATTTCCTCAAAGATCGGATTCACCTTGGGTCCGTGGGCAGTAGGAACAATAGTGTCCACTTCAGCGAATTCCTGCATCTTTAACCGGCAAAGTATCTTGTATAGAGGGACAAGATGCATACCGATCCTGTAAGCAGTATCCTCAGTAAGGTTGGAAGGAAAGTTCCTCACCATCAGATGGAACACGTTACCCATGTATCCACTGATAACGGAACAAGGCTTTGAAGGATCAGGATAAGTGCATAGTTCAGAACAGGAACAAGAGTCTGGATTACACCGTTGAACCGCATTCCAATACACCAGTTCATACAGACGATCTTCACCGGATTTCGGAACCATTTCCCCGGCCTTAGTGATGATATTATTCTTTTTCATGATGATAAAACTCCTCATTTGGTTGAATTCCTGGAACAATAAACCTGTCGTGTCATATACACTGTGATCACAATGGAAGTCAAGGAATTCTGGAATAAGGAAATGAGGATATCATCTCAATTCCTGAAAAATAAGGAAAAAATGTGGTGGGTATGTATATAAAAGAAAAGGATGTCATCTCAATTCCTGAAAAATAAGGAAATAATTTATGGTGGGTACCCGTTGGGCTCACTACCCCGTCCCATGCTATCCTAAACCGAAGCGGGGAGGGGTATTGCATTGCATAGCATAGTGTTAGCATAGCATTAGTTGAATGAATAGGATTCATTGCAATCCTTTGCAGATTGTTTTGATTGTTTGCATTGCATGGATTCTATTGCATAGCATACGATATGATAGGATAGTTATTATGTGATAGCATAGTATATGATTCGATTGCATTGCGTATGCTATCATATATCATGCTATGTTTGTTTGTCGGCATGTCTGTATACACCTATAATTATCATGATAATAATGCAATGCATGATACTATCACATCACATGCATTGCATATAGTGGGCATTATGTAACATGGGTATCATGTAGCATATATATCACTATGACTATATACAGGATACATCATTAAACACGCTGTAATGACATATAAACGGCTTTATATGTTTGCCTATAGGGTAACATGCTTTTTCAGATTAAACCCGTTACAAGTCACTACAGCTCATTGTATCGATATATAATCACTTTCTTTGAGACAATAAAAAACCCCTTGTTACTGGTAGCTGTAACAAGGGGTTTATATGTCGCTGTACGGTATTGTTTACTTGTTCAAGTATATTTCTAACGCTTGACGGAAACGGCCTTTTGTAGACGGATCAAGGTTTAATGACTTAATATCTTCAGCCGTGATACTGGCCGCTGTTTTAGTCGCTAATAAATCCGCAATGACACCTTGACCATTGCCATTAACAAGTTGCCTGTAATATCCACATACAGATGGATATTTAGCCCTTGTTGTTGAATTAAATTCATTCTGTACGTTTGCAGGAAGATCCTTAAATGTAACCCCATTGTGTGCAATGAGAACACGTTTGATTAAATCGTTGTCGGTATTACCTGCATTATCGGCATTAGATCGAATTCGAATTCCGGCCTTTTGTTGTGCTGTTTTGGTAACTGTACGAACGATAGGCAAATTCAATTTTTCAATGGCCTTTTGCCGGATAACCGTTTCATCAAAGGATAAACCCATTGCGGTAAGGCCATTTCTGATAATAATCATTTCATTCCGAATCATGGTTTCTTGATTTTCAATTTGCCTGTCAATAATCATGTCGGCATGTGCATTGATAGCATGCAATAAAGCCGTTTCATGACTGTTCATTTGCATCCTATGGGTATAAATGCCCGTTTCATGACGTGCAATGTCAATATTCAAATTGTGTAACATTGCGTCAAAAGGATTCATTCTGGTAATGTTTGCGGGTTTCTGATTTTCCGGCATGCAATTACTTTCGATGGTAGAAGAAACGGTATTGATGGAATTGACGTTTGCTTTTTTGGAATTGTCTTTTTTTGCCATTTTTTACCCCTTTTATGCAACTTGTTTTGTAGTTGCTTTACGGTATTGGTTGCCGAATGATACACAATACCTTTTTTATTTTCTGGTATCGGCACACCTACCAGATGGAAAAACCTTTATTACATATTTAATGCGATTAACACAAGGATAAAATCACTTAATCCGATAATTAAAACATAGTTCAAATATTTCATAATATAGCCTTTAATCTGTTATATGCTTTTTGGCAATACAGAAAACTATCTGCAATCCTTGCCGATTGCATGACGTGTTTTTCCGGCATGCTGTTTTCCAAGTCAATTATAAATTGACGGGTATAATCGGAATTCATGGTCCGATTAGGTAAAAGCCATAGAGTATAAACCCAAACAAGGTAATTCATTTTTACCGCCTTTATTTTTTTCAGATTGTAAAAGAACTATGGAAAACTAATGCAGATTGCATGCCATAAGGATACTTGACATTGTAAAAGTTTTAAAAAGCTATTGTTTATCGTATTCTATACCATGTTATTTTTTTTCGTTCTGGATTGTTTGCCCATACTTTGCCGATTTTTCGTCCATCCTCAGATATCCATCCTGACAATTTTTGTCACTTTTATACCATTTTTTGTACTTTGCTTGTAACTTATTAATTTTTTTCTCATGTGATAACTATGAAAAAACATTTTTTTGACTTATCAGAATTCATGCCGATTAATGGGGTATCGTTCAATTTGGGATAATTTTTTGGCATGCCGATTGCAGGGGTAAGCACAAAACATGCCATAAATGCAATTTATAGGATTTTACCAAATTTTGTTCTAATGGCAATTATTGTACTGAATGACATTTATTGTCAGGATGACAATTTTTGCCTATCTGACAATTTTTGCAGGAATGCCGTTTTTTGCCCAAATGACGTTTTTTGCCTGAATGACAATTTTTGTCAGGATGGGATAGGATGGGTCAGGACTTTTCCATGCAAGCCTCATATTGCTGACCATTTCCCCGCACGTATAACGGGTACAGGGCGGAACCACGGGGTAGGGACGAATTTGCCAAATTCATAAGTATATTCAATTGTTTTAGTGGCTGTTTTTATTTGTTTCCAAATGAAAATAAATGTTGATTTTATCGAATTATTTTGATATTTGTTGACTTCATAGTTGTTCTTTTTCATAAGTAACTGGATTTATTTGACTTGATTCCAGTTAATTTGTGCAGGGGTAACAAGGTTTTTCATCTGGATAAAGTCCACAAAGATTTTAAATCTTTGAGGATACCAATATCAAGAAGATGCAATCCTTGTTCAGCCAGTTCGTTGAGAGGCGGATAGGATGGAGTTTTCGTAAGTGTCCCATACAGAGCTATCATTAAGGATGGATGACCTGCTGGTGGGCATGTCGGGCGATTAGGAAGTCCTTGGAAGCATTCGATTGCAAATCCCCCCTGACTGTACTTTGACAATTTTGGTTAATTGAATAGATATCCCAGACTCAAGGTTATAGCATAATAAAACCAATGCTTTGAGGCTGACGGCAAAGTTTAGCAATCCTCCAGCGAGACTTTCCAAGTGATTCATTCCATCGCACACGATATTCAAAAACAATATCCTATAGAATGATAGCTTGCAAAGAATTCTTTG